AGACAGTCGGGGGAGTAAATTTTAATTGGACTTCACCAAACTTAGAAGCTATACCTCGTTGGGGAATCGTAAACGATGGAGCAGCATTTTCTCTTCAAGAAACACTAATTACTCCAGGGTTAGATACAAGCACAACCATAACTCGTCAAATAACAACAAGCACTACAACAGAAACTACAACTACATTTGGGCAGTAGCCTTACTTGTTTGTCCTACAAGGGTTTTAGCAAATACAACTGTTGCTTCTCCATCTTCAAATGCTCAAGGTGTTGTTAATAATAATGCAACGATGATAACTCCATCAGCTATGCCATCTTACAGAATGAGTCAGGGCATAGTTTGTGCTTCACCTAGCCTTACAATTACACCCTACTTAACAGATAGTTGGTCTTTCGCACGACCTAAAGAATACATTACTAGGACACCCATCTATGACGAAGATACTGGAGAGATAAAGTACTACTCTGAAATACCAAGATTTGAAAAAGATAATTTTAACTTGAATTATGGAATCTCAGCACAATTTAATATTCCATTAGGTAAATCACCAGCCCTTTGCCATGAAGCAACAGCAGTAAATATCGAAGCTCAAAAATTATTAATAAAGAAAACTAAAATGGAAATCAGTCTTTATCGTTTGGAGATGTGTGCAAAAATGGCGAAAGATGGAGTTACATTTAAACCTAATACTCCTAGTGCTATTACTTGTGAAGATATTGTTGTTAATATTCCACCAAATCAAGTTATCCCACATACTCACGAAATTAAAAGCAACTGACGCTCCAACAGAGCAGTGACCGATTTAACGGTTTGATAATGGGTCTGGTTGCTACAGACAAGCTACGGGTGTCCACTTGTCTAATACTATTTTACTTATTTTTTTTCTTCTTGGTCAATTTTGTCACGACTTGTTTAACTATTGGTCGTACAAGCTGTAAAACAAGGGGAGCAGATGCACCAACCAAAGCCAAACTAAATAC